GCAGAGGTAGGTGACGAAGTGATCCTGACCTCAGATGCGGAGAGTTTACATGATGCATACCGTATATACATCAACATCGTCAGACCAGAAGCCAATGCCACTGGATGACCCGTGTGACGATTGGTCAGACCACCCTATACCTAAACCAAAGGAGAAACCATGAACCGTTTCATTATAGCTGATACGCCACAGGAGATTGCACAAGCATTGTGTGACAAGCATGTGGTCAAGATGCCACTAGAAGAAGCACAGATGTTATGCACTGTGGTGCGTCAGGCTAACCCAAAGTATGCCGATGAGCATGAACTGTACCGTGTAGCACATGCCAAGCATCCATGCACACTGTGGGCAGGTAAGACACGTAGCAATTACATGTATGCTTTCCGATTGTGGAACCACATGTGTCTGGAGTATACCTACAGATATGGCAGACAACATGCATCAGAACGTTTCATTGATGCACTACGTGAGGGTGCAAGGTTCGTGCCGACAGGTGAATTGACTGCACACCCTGAGTGTTTCAGTGAACACACTGACCTAAAGTCAGGTAGACCGTGGCCTATCCAAAGCTATCGTCAGTTCTATCAGACGAAGCAACACAGGTTCAAGATGGTGTGGACTAAACGTGATGTGCCTGATTGGTTTGAATACCAAAACTGGGAGGTAGCGTATGCTTGATTTAGTACATTGTTTACAGTGTGATCGTGTGTTTGAAGAGGGAGAACACTTCATAGAAGTGTGTCCGTTTTGTGACAACGATAACCCTTTTGAAACTGTGTACATACAGCCAGAGGAGATTGAGGATGCTTGAAGCAGCACTGACATGTATCGCACTGAATGTGTATCACGAGGCACGTAGTGAACCTATGGCAGGTATGTATGCCGTTGCCCACGTTGTGCTCAATCGTGTGGCACATGACGCATTCCCTGACGATGCTTGCAAGGTAGTGTATCAGGGCTTTCACCGTGGCAAACACAAGTGCCAGTTCAGTTGGTACTGTGACGGTAAGTCCGACACACCTCGTGAAGAAGTACATTGGCTGTATGCCAAGGTGGTAGCCCATAACGTAGTGTATGGGTTCCATGAAGATAACACCGATGGTGCCACACATTACCATGCTAACTATGTTAGACCGTGGTGGCGCAATCACTACACACAAACAGTAACACATGGGTCACACATCTTTTACAAATAGATGTTGACATACTTATACAACTATGGCACAGTTGCCATACAAACAACTGAAGGAGATAAATTATGCCGTTTGATATTCCAACCCACCTAGACTTTGACGTAGAGTTTGAACCAACTAAGGTTGACGATAAGAAATACGTCATCAATGCAGACACTGGCGAGTACCTTGGTATCGTCGGTAAGTCATTCAAGTGTGCATCACATGGTGACTTTTACCGTGGTGTCATGGACACTGTGACTGACGAACTGCTTTCATCTGAACTGATGAATGCCAAGTTCAATTGGAAAACTGCACGTAATGGTGCATGGTCAATGCTTGACATTGAACTGCCTGACATGCAGGTGGAGATCACAACTGACAAGCACCAAACACAGATTGGTAATCGTATTATATCATTACATGGTATTGACGGTTCGTGCAGCAACCAAGTGTACTTCGGTGCTATTGATTTCTTCTGCACCAATGGATGTATTCGTGGAGAGTATGATAAAATCCGTAAGAAGAACACTGCGAACTTCTCTATGGAGAGTTTCATCTATGAACTAGCCCGTGCTCGTACTGACTTCTACACTGAGGCAGGTAAGATGCAAGTGTGGGCGCAGACATCCACAAAATATGTGGACGTTCGTTCTCTGTTGGAAGAAATGATTTCATCTGAACGTAAGGCAGAGAAAATGTACATGCTGTACCTACAAGAGGCTGCGACACGTGGTCACAATAAGTGGGCATTGTACTCTGCGTTCACAAACTATGCATCGTATGCTGATGAACGTAATGGGTTCAACCTACGTAACACAGGCAATGACACACAGGCCATCAGCATGTGGTCACGTGAGCAAGAGGTATCCAAGTGGGTATCAGATGATCGGTTCATTACATTGGAGGCTGCATAACACATGAGAACCCTACCACGATATGTACAACAGCGAGTGTCACCTTCGGGTGACATCTCATACCGTTTCAATCCACCACAGACACTTGTAGATGCAGGTGTCGTAGATCGTATGGAACTAGGCAGTGATCCTAAAGAGGTACGTAGAACCGCCAAACGTGCGAATGATTTGATTGATGCCTATCGTGAAGTACAAGCTAAAGTTGTAGGACTAAAGCCAAGCAGCAAGGTCACAGACCTTATCAACTTTTATTATTTATCTAATGATTTCAAGATGTTACGTGACTCAACCAAGGTTGACTACAGGTACTTCTTGACCGTGGTGCACCAGACAATTGGGTGCCGTAAGTACAGAGAGGTTACACCTAAAGTTGCAAAGCAAGCATATGAGAAATGGGTTGAACGTGGGATCAGCTTTGCTAACCATGCGGCAACGTGTGCGAGTAGAGTGTACAACTACGCCATACAAATGGAACATGCAGAGCAAAATCCGTTTGCCAAGATTAAACGTAAACAACAACGTCAACGTAAAGTTATATGGACACATGGTGAGGTGAATAAATTTCTTGACGTAGCATATAGCGACTTTCAGTACCGTAACATTGGACTGATTGTACACATGGCATACGAGTGGTGCCAGAGATTGGGTGACATGCGTATGCTGCGTTGGGATAACCTTGACCTGAAGAAGCAACAACTAACGTTGGAGCAAAGCAAGCGTAGGTCAGAGGTGTTCCTACCTATCAGTGACAACCTGAATGCCATGCTGCTAGAGCAGAAAGCTGACTTTGGTTTTCAGGAATGGGTTGCACCACACCCACAACCACGTAACGGTAGGTTCCAACCCTATGCTATGGAGAGACTGTCCAAGGTTGGACGGAACATCATGAGACTAGCAAAGCTACCCGATGAGCTACGTCTGATGGACATTCGTCGTACTGGTGTAACACAGATGGTTGATAAGGGTGTACCTTTGCCTCAAATCATGGCAGTGACAGGGCATACTCATGTTGCATCTGTGAAACCATACATGAAGCATACTTACGAAAGTGCAAATAATGCCTTGACACAACGAGACATGTCTGTATGCTTGAGTGAAACGAACAACACAGAAAGTGATACATAATGAATATAAAAGAACATATAAGTGATATGAACTTAGTTAATGGTGAAACTAAACGTACTAACTGCCCAGTATGTGGGGGAGTTAAAACATTTACAGCCACCAATAACATGGGTCAGCTTGTATGGAACTGTTACAAGGCAGGGTGCCGTGTGTCTGGTGGGACACGTGTGCACCTTACCAGTGACGATATTCGTAAGTCACTAGGCACTGTAGCTGCTGAGACAGAGGCAGTCACATTCCAGAAACCTGAATGGATTGTACGTGACGTTGATGCAGTGTCAGAGTTCTGTGATCAGTGGGACATTGATCCCGTGTCATTGGGTTTGTTGTATGATGTTCGTGAACACCGTGTCGTATTTCCTGTGGTACATAACAATATCATGGTGGATGCCACTGGCAGAGCACTAGGAAAAAAGTTACCAAAGTGGAAAAGATATGGTAAAAACCCCTTGCCGTATGTTTATGGATGTGGTAAAACAGGGGTAGTCGTTGAGGACTGTGTAAGTGCAGCCATTGTGGGTGCGACAGGCAGTTCTGGATGCTCGGAGAGTGGGGTGTATGTCGGGGTAGCAGTGTTGGGCACCTCACTCTCTGAGGCACATAAGCAGTACTTATCACACCTCAAGACTGTTATCATTGCACTTGACCCCGATGCATTACCAAAGACACTGCAATTTGCAAAAGAACTACGTGGTTATGTAGAGAATGTAAAAGTATTACGTTTGACAGATGACCTGAAATATCGTAACCCTACCGACATAAACAATTTACTAGCACTAGGAGAAACATAATGGAATTATCACTTGTACGCAGCTTAATGGACAAGGAGTTCTACGACGATCATCGTGGAGCCAAGTGTCCTGATCGGCTGTTCAGCAAAGATGTACGTAAGATCAAACAGTCAATCGACAAAGCTATGGATCGTTACGAACGTACCGTAACACCTGACGAGATAGAGGCATTGTTCATGTCGAACAATCCAACACTCACCACTGCACAGAAACAAGCTTACAGTTCACTGTTCAATCAGATCAAGAAAGAGTCACCAATGGGTAGTGACGTAGCACAAGAGGTGCTGTCGAAGCTGTTTCAACAGGTCGTAGGTGAGGACATTGCTAACCTTGGCTTTGACTATGTGAATGGTAGCAAGGGTAGCTTGGAACCCCTACGTGACATCCTTGAACGTTATTCAGATGACTTCACACCTGACCTGCGTATTGAATGGGATGACATTGACATTGAAACTTTGCTTGCAAAGAATGATTTGGAATCACAATGGACATTCAACATCCCTACTCTGACACGTAAGGTAGAGGGCGTGAATGCAGGACACCTGATTGAAGTAGGCGCACGTCCTAACACAGGTAAGACATCGTTCCACGCCTCTCTGATCGCTGCTCCAAATGGGTTTGCGCATCAGGGTGCCAAGTGCGTGATCCTGTGTAACGAGGAAGCATCACACCGTGTAGGTGCACGGTACTTGACTGCCGCCACAGGCATGACAATGCAAGAGGTGAAGGATAACCCTGCCCGTGCTCGTGACCTGTACTCTGTGGTCAAGGATAACATCAAGATCAAAGATGCCAGTGACCGTGACATGTCATGGGTGGAGTCAGTATGCAAGTCATACAAACCTGACATTGTGATCCTTGATATGGGTGACAAGTTTGCCAAGGCAGGTGGGTATGCCCGTCCTGATGAAGCATTGAAAGCTAATGCTATCTATGCCCGTCAGATTGCTAAGGCACACAACTGTGCGATCTTCTACATGTCTCAGCTTTCTGCTGATGCAGAGGGTAAGGTTCTATTGAACCAGAGCATGATGGAAGGTTCACGTACAGGTAAGGCAGCAGAGGCTGACCTTATGGTATTGATTGCCAAGAACCCTGTGGTTGATGGGCAAGAGGAAGAAGATACACAACGTCACTTGAATGTTGTGAAGAACAAACTATCTGGATGGCATGGTGTTGTACACTGTGATCTGGAATACAAAACTGCGAGGTATCAAGTATAATGGAAGTAACATATATTGATCACATGGGTAGTGATCTATCAGTAGTGAATGCTGCACGTGTCAGCTTTGGTAAGAAATCAGAATGGCATCAACGCATCTATACAGGTGAGCCAAACATTCTGAAAACTAAAGATGCAAAGCTAATACGTTATCTAGCTAAACACAATCACAAGTCACCATTCAATCACACGTTTGCCACGTTCCATGTTAAGGCACCTATCTTTGTGGCACGTCAACTTGTGAAGCATGAGTACATGCCGTGGAACGAGATCAGCCGTAGGTATGTGGATGATGAACCAGAGTTCTACCAACCTGATGTGTGGCGTGGACGTAGTGAAGAC